CTCCTAATCCCATCTTATTCAAAAAATCGTCAGTACTTCCCTCCTGAATATCTTGAGAGGCCTGACGACGTGCTTTATTTAACCAATCTCGCGCTGTTGTATGTGCCTTAGCAAGTTTCTCTGCCCATATCATATCTTCTAGAGGAACTTGTTGTTTGTCTGCAATACATTGACAAATAGATTCTAGTCTGAGTCGATATTGAGTTGAAAGCATTTTATTCCTGCAGTTTTTTCTGTAGATCTTTAACTCTAGTATACTCATCCAAAGCAGTTTCAGATCGAGTACTGAGAATGGTATCAATATCTTCTAAAATAGTCTCAGTAGAAGCATAATCGTCAAAGTATCGATCAATTGCTTCTTTGAGATACCTTAGTCGATGCCACTCTGATGAGTAGGGTTTGTAATCCATAATAAAGATGTTATATGGTTGTTATCATAATACTATTTACCCATTTTGTCAATGGGATATGGATCAGAAAAATTCATGGCAGACTCTGGATGACACCACTCTGGAGTCTGTTTCCTTATCATTAATTTTAACTCAAGTATCTCCTCATGTAAAATTTTAATTTCTTTTCGCATTTGCATAATTTGGAATTGTGAGGTCAATTTATCCATACTATTTTTTCTTTTTCTCCGATTCTTTTGACTTATACCCCCAGAGTTTTGGGTTGACAGAACCATATCCAAAATCAATTTTTTGGACTGCTCCTTTACCATACTTATCGTAATACATGTCAAACAATTCCGATGTTTTACGACAACGTGTTAGATCAATATATTCAACACCATCAACGTTATACCAGATCAGTCTAGCATCGGTTGGAAATGTTTTATCATTTGCCCGATGAAGTGTAGTTTTTTCTAGAAGAATTTGGCAACTATACTTTTTTTCATCTACCAAGTTTGTTTGATCGTAATTTTCTTCCATAAGCTGCTCCTCGTTTACTGCAGTTGTCATGAACGACCTCCCCAAGTAATATCGGGATAAGCTTGCTTCACAATTTCATAGGCAATTTTGTATTTGCTTGTAAGGTCTTTGTCTTTTACTAAAATTAGTAATTCGGCTTCTTTGGGATGAAGTCCTCTTAGAAGATTGATAAACATCATTTCCCTACGGACTGGAGTTAATCCACCATTACCACCCTTCACATAATGATAAAGGTTTTGATATTCGCGGCGGAGAGAAGTTTTTCCTCTGCCGTCTAAATCTTGTCCGGTTGCAGACTCTCCACCCTTTGCTTCCCTTGCCAAATTCTCTGAAAGAGTTCCGGAATAAACAGACTGGTCATTACCGTCTGCATAAGGAACTTCACCTTCGGGAAGCATTGAAACTACAGTATCATCAAAATTCCAGATAAAAATTGTTTTCAGTGCATCATGTTCATATGTCTGCAGCACTTCAATTTTTTTCGCTTTACTTCTTTGTTTAGAAGCAAGATCTAAAATTTCAAAGATAAATGGATTGTGTGGAAGACTTTCAATTGTCGTGGTCTTCTTCTTCTGTGAGGTCGTCATAACTATTTTCAAATCGTACTGCTAAAATTTCATCGGGACGAATATTCCCATTTTCGTCAAACATCTCTGGGTGTGTATATACTGGTTGAGACATATAGTAATGTTCTTTGGCCAACCATCCTACTACTCCTCCAACAAAAAAGAACATAATAGAAACTAAGGTTCCGATCGTGAGAGTGACTGCTAACATTTTTCTTTCTCCAGAGAGTTACTTTTTTCTAATGTCGAAATAAAAGTTCAGATGAATGACAAACTCTCTGCGAAGGAGAGAAATCATTTTACCAAACTTTATCTGAAAAGTTTTGGGCGGTTCTGATTTCTTCCTCCTATTTCTTAGTAGTAGTTCAACACCCCGATTTGTGTGAGGTTCATGATTATTTAGATTGTTTTTTTCGTCGTCCTGGTTTTCGGTCATTACTATACCTCAAAGCGTCTTCAAGAATACCAGAAAGGTTATTTTTTATCTTTCTGGCCTGGGGTTTTGGTATGTGACCATACGCCTCCCTAAGTTGTTTATCCCCACCATTTAAGTAATCCTCTAACTGCAAAACAACTTCTTGTATGTTTTTTGCGGTTTGACTTTTAATAAACTCTTGCACATCACATCTCTTGGTTTTACTTGATTTGAGATAAGCATAAAATCCGAGGACAAATTTACCCTGAAAAGCATAATCAATTGCAGACTCTACAATTTGATATGTTTCTTCCATTAAATTACATTTTTTTCTTGTAAATACTTAACAGTTTCTGTACATCCGCCAAGAGTTTGGTCGTTATCTAGAACGACTTGTGGGAAAGTTGATCCTTGGCCAAACCTGTCATAAAATTCTTCGCGAGTAAAGTCCCTGTTAAGTTTATATATGACGTGTTGTAATTCGACCAACTGCATTACCTGTTGAATCTTGGTACAGAATGGGCACCCATCCTTCGAGTAAATTGTAAATTTCATTTTTTTACTGACTCCCAATCTTTTTCAAAAATTTCCATTCCCTTATCAGTCAATACATGATCATACATCTGTTCAAAAATCTTGGGAGGCATGGTAACAACATGGGCACCATTATACCAGGAACGAACCACTCTCTGAACACTACGAATAGATGCGGAAAGGACTTGAGTCTTGATGCCATGAATTTGATAGAGTCCAGCAATAGAACGTACCACCTCCAGGCCTGCAACTGATTGGTCGTCTAAACGTCCTACAAAGGGAGAAACATATGTTGCCCCCGACTTCGCTGCAAGAACTGCCTGAGCGGCGGAGAAGACGAGTGTGACGTTGGTGCGAATCTTTTCTTTCGTAAGTTCTCTACATGCGGCAAGACCATCGCGTGTGCATGGGACTTTGATAGTGGAGACAGCACCAAACTTATCGGAGAGTCGAATACCTTCATCTAACATCTCTTGAGCATTTCCCATGACTTCCATACTAATATCTTCGATACCAACATCTTTGATATGCTGATATGCGTCATCAGGATTTCTCCCAGACTTCATGATCAGAGTTGGATTGGTTGTAACGCCATCGATCAATCCGGTCGCATAATATTCTTCAATAGCCCAATGGTCGGCAGTATCAAGAAAAATTTTCATTAAAAAAGAGGTCATTGACCCCCTTAGTATATCACTCTTCCTTTCTCTTGTAAAGGTCTTCTAGTTTTTCTCTCGATAGATCAACATACATGACCTCCTCTCCTTGTTCTGGAGCTTCTGGATGTTTTGTTTTTGGTTTGGGTTTATTCATCTCCACATTAATGGATTGAATATTACCCCACATCATCGCAAATGAAGCACCTGCGATGATACCAAAACAAAGAAAGTAGAAAAAAACTTCAAAGTTGTTCATTAATTTCTACCTCTGTTTCTGGAACTGTTACCGAATTGAAAATTCTATTTAAAATTAAGTAATCTAAAGAAAGTTTTCCCGGTCCACATAACATAACAGCAACTGCTCCACCCCAGTAAAGACCCAACAATTCTAACAAGTAGATATTGAATCCATTGAACGCAACAGCATGATATATCGCAAATGATGCTGTCATAACAATTGAGAGTGCTCCGAAGCGAGTCAAAAATCCAGTAATCAGTAACCAACTACCAAAAATTTCCGATAGTGCCGCACAGTAAGAAAAGAAGATTGGAAAAGGGAGGTGCAGAGGCCTAACGAAGGCATCTGCAAAATTTTCAATACTATCTAATTTTTCATATCCGTGATGTATTAAAAATATTCCGACGCATAATCGGAGTATTAACATGCCCAAATGTTTCATAAGACTTCTCTTGCAGTATTGTTAATTGTTTCTAACGTATTACTCAGTTGTGCTACATCGCTGAGACCGTGAGCATCAAACCAAGGAGCGGTTTCCCAATTGAAACCAACTCCCATCGTGCTGTCGGGAGCAACAATGTACCAATGACATGCTGGATCAGGTACATCTACTGCACACTTAGACCAGTCATCACTCCATTGTGGGACTTGGACCCACATGAGTGCAGCAAAAATAAAACTGAAAAGTGATTTAATCATAGTGCATTTCCTCTTGGCAATACTTCCTCAGGGAACACAAAGTTCTCATGAGGTTGATCGACGGGTGCTAACCATGCGCG